CTTCAGAATCAGTCTTGTTGCCATGTTGCCAAAGAAAGGTTTCTTAAGCAACAAACTGATTCTTGCAGTGATGATTTTTTCTTCTGTGTCTGTGTTAGGCATTGTCCATACTCGCTACAACATATTTTCCAAACTTTTCATGAAACTTGTTGAAAGATTTCAACTTACTTGGCTTCATTGGTAGTTTGTAAGTAGACAATGCAATCTTGGCGCCCATCACAGTAAGTTCTGTATCAAAGTTCTCCATCATGAAGTCTAAAAAATTATCTGCTTTTTTATCAAAGTCTTTGTCTTTGCTGTCAGCAAACTGTTTTAATTCATAGCACATACTCACTGCTAATGAATACTGTCCACTCACCTCTGTTTTTTTCTTCATTATTTTTACTTTGCCTTGTAAGATGTCAGTAGGGTTAGGAAGGTCAGCGGCAATTTTACGATGAGCCATAAATTTTATCGCTGTGCCTTCCCCTACTGCACCTGCAACCAGATCAGTGAGTGTATTGTCTGGTAGGTGTTCTGTTAATAACTGACTTACAAATGACCATGTTCTTGGTGTAGCAAATGCTTTAGAAGAACCTTTAGGGTCAAAGTCATATAAATCTTGTTTAGCAAATGAGCAGTAACCTACTACATCTGCATGAATACCATTAATTGTAGCCCATTCAAACCAATCGTCAAAGTCCACTTTCATCTCTATGTGAACAAAACGATTAGAAAGAGGAGCAGGCATTCTAAATGTCACACCTCTGTCTGTTTCTCTGTTACCAGCGGCCACAATAGAAACTCCTTCGGGTAGTTTGTATGCACCAACCTGTCTGTTAAGAATAAGTTGATATGCCGCGGCCTGTACAGCAGGTGGAGCCGCATTGATCTCATCTAAGAATAAAATAGCATTGCTCTTAGGATCACTTGGTAATTCTATAGGCGGTGCCCACTCCATTGCATTTGATTTAGAATTATAAAACGGAATACCTTTTATATCTGTTGGTTCCCATAAAGGCAATCTGATATCGATTACTTCACGTGACTGTTCGTCTCCGATCTGTTTAACAATATCGGACTTACCAATACCTGGTGCACCCCATATCATTACTGGTCTTTTTAATTTTGCACAGTATTGTAATGCTGTGATGGCCTGCCTAGGACCTATTTGTCTTGTAGTTTCAACTGTTTTGCTCATCTTTGTTTACACTCCCTATACATATTATTATAAAGTCGAATACCGAAGTGTCAACCGTGGCAAAAACCGCTATAGTTGGAAGGAATCTAAGTCACCATCTAACAGTTGAAGCAGAACTGCTGGTTTTTCTGCAAACATATACACATAATTTTTTTTGCCGTTTATGTAATATGGAGATGGACAGTTACGATCTAAGGTCAGCCAATTTTTCATAGACAGCCTGTTTTTTAATCGTATCTTGTAATATTTGAATTTTGCATATTTCATAAGATGAAAACCTTTATAGTTCAGTTGAAAATGACAGTCATCATCTTTCGGATTCAAAAAGGTCATGATTGTGATCTTTGCACATGTCATGTTTAAATCACACTGTGTTTTTAGAAGTTCTGTTAATTTAGATTTAGTCAGTTTCATCTTGCAATAATTTACCTTCACTGAGTTCGTAGACAGCAAAGTCTTGACATTTAAACATGTCATTTAATTTTTGAGCAAGATTGTGAGCATGACCTGGATTAGAAAAAGAAACTTTTTTATATTTTGGGCCAGGATAGTTTGAAATTATAGAAGATGCTTTAAGATTAATCGGTTTGCCTTTATGAAATACTGCCCATATGGCAGTTGATTCTAAAACTTCCTCCATCTTGTAGGATTTCTTGTTAGTGTACTGTAAAAGCGTCTTTGGTTTGGGTCTTGACATTGTAGCAGTATTTACCTGCTCTTTTGAATGATCTATGTGGACAAATGCTCCTTGAGGCGTTCGTAAGTGCCGATGTAAACATCATCTAGAATAACCTGGGGTACTGTCCTCACTCCAGGACATGCTTCTAGTAATTGGTCACGAGTCCATGGGTCTCCGATCACTCTTACTTCATAATCTATGCCTTTTGAGTCTAATAATTTTTTTGCCATATCACAGAAAGGACAGTTTGGTTTGGTCCATACTATATTCATTGAAATTCTCCTCCGTCCATACTTACCGAATTTCCACTAGATTCTGTTTTTCTACTTTGTATTTCTACATAGTGAATTAAAAGAGTGGTTAGAGCATTTCTAATTCTTTTTGCACGTTCAATATCTACTTTAATTTCACGTTGACGTGAATTATCTGCTCGGTTTACTTCTTCAATAAAATTTTTTAGATGTAACGTATCATCTACTTTTGTTGACATCTGAGAATATTTTCCTTTGTTCTATGACTGTTTTGAATGGTCCTTCGTACTCATTTTCTAAAATTGTGGACAACTTAGGACAAAATCCTTTTACCCATCCTTTTGAAAACTTTACACAATAATAACCAGCCGCGTACATGTTTTTAGAGTTTGGTGATTTAGCATACAGCGGTAGTTTGTGTTGAACATCATATACTGAGTTGTATGGTATGTGCTTTGTAGGATAATCATAACACTCTTTTGGAGTATTAACTTCTACAGTATCTGCAACTGCATCGGAAAACAGGTCAAATTTTTCAGTTACTTCATTTAACGTAAGTGTGGCCACAGAAGAATCTGTGCCAGTAATTATGAACTGATTTATATCATGTCTTTGAATAGTACCTATCCTTGAACCGTTGTGTTCAATGATCCAGAATCTATCAGGCAGTAATTGTTTGGTCTTGATTGAGTCTTGCGTTGAAAGGCTCTGCATAAAATTTAACATTGTCTCTTATCCTCACTAAATCGTGTTTACTACAAAATTTTAACATATGAATACCAACGTTTGCAACCTGTTTTGGTGATTCTGTAGTAACACTTATTGTATCAAAAATAATTTCTTTGATATGGTCAGGTTGCTTAGTTAAGTCTATTAACTGTTGGTTTGTATTATATTCATCTTTGACAATTTTTTCTTTGCCATGATGATCAAGCCATCTACTCAGCATCATATTGTTCCAAGTAAATCCTTGATTGTGTCTGTCGTTAAATGCTTCTTGTAGTTTTGTTTTTCTTACTTTGGGAAATGCTGAAAATACATTATCCGAAGAATCACCTCTCATACATTTTTCAAACAATAACCATGCAGGGTTTGGCGGAGTCTTAGGTTCTTTTGTTTTTTTATCTATAATATCATTGCCATGCTCATCAAAGTATCCCTTGTCTGTAATGTGTGTGTCGGTAATTCCGTTGTACTGCGAAATGTTTTCATTAATCAATTGATAAAAATCTGAATCCGATGACACAATTATATGCTTGTCGTCTGGATGTGCTTGTGTCCAACCTGCTATAAGATCATCTGCTTCCAGTTGCCCGTGCTGTAAAACAGTGCAGTTTGTTTTGTCTGTGACAAAATTCTTAAATTCATCAAAAGTTTCCCAGAATATTTTATCTGCTTCTTGTTCTGCAGGTGTTAATGCATCTCTTGATTCTTTTCTATTTTGTTTATATGGAGCATAAAAATCTTTACGCCAAGATCTTCCTTCGAAACAAAAAATCACATGATCTGCTTTAAATCTTTCCCAGCATTTTTTAACTGAGTTCATACAGATATGAAGAGCCAATCCTGTTTTTACAGAAATGTCATCACCTCTAACCACATGCCTTGCTCTGAAGAATGTGTTTGCAGAATCAAACAGTAGATATGTTTTAGGAGATTTCAGTTTTGCCATCCTTACGTTTTTCTTGTTTAACGATTTGATTGTCTGGCCTTATAGGTTGTTCTCCTTCGGCAATAGTATTGCACAAGACTGAAAACCAGTGATCTACTACTTCTTCATCTGTGTTGCCTGAGAATCCATGTGCTTTTAGATTGGTTACAAAATGTTTATTCCAGTCCAATTCAAAATATCCATATTTAGGATTCTTAGGATCAACATTTGTGTCTAAAACTTTTATGTAAGGTTCGCCTTTTTTAGTTGCTTTCGCTTTTTCATCAGTGGGTTCATTAGGTTTTGTTTTAGTTTTAGTTTTCTTGAAAGGATTAAATTTATCAAACATATATTATATTATAAACATTTATTAACAAATGTCAATGTTAAGTACCAATTTTATTTCCAAACAAATGCACATGCACTCTAGCCGCAACATTATAACCACGTTGAAAGGCACGTTTGGCTACTGCGCCTGCTGATTGCATTTGTTCTTCTTCTCTTGCTCCTACAGGCATAACCCATACTGGCCAATCTATTCCTGCACTTCGAAATTTTTGTATTGCTTGTTCCATTTCATCCCATTGTTCGTCTTTATGTCCACACACAAATTTAAGTTGTCCTGCTTTTGAAAGATTGTGATATTCTGCTACTATCTCAGGCTTAATGGCTTTTTCCGCTGTCTCACCTGCAACTGACCACAGTTTAGGACTAACACTAAAAAATACTTCTGTGTTCATCTGTTTCACATGATCTATGAATGTGTCTTTGAGTTTTTGTGTGCCGTTTGTTTCAAATGTAACAGAGTCAGGAAGATTATTGTTTATTTCTAAGTTATCCCAAATGCTCATAAATGCCATTTGTCCTGTAACCATCAACGGTTCGCCACCTGTAATACACAAATGTTGTCGTTGTTTTGAATTAGGATGTAGGAATAAACCTTCTGGGTTTGATTCTGTTTTTAACGCATCTACTATTTTTTGTGCCAACACTGTTGGAGTTTCTTGACCCATAAGATGTTTGTACTTTTTTGCCCATGTGTATGACGAATCACAACCTTTGTCCCATACTGGCAGATCTTCTACTCTTTTAACCTGTGACACATCATAAGTTTCGAATGGCAATTCATATGTGCTTGGGTCACTAGGATTAATTTGCCCAAAACCATTACAT